TTATCGAACTTGTTTGTCATACCTGACGAAACAGAAAATACTAGTGTGTTACTGTCTCTTAGATCATTACACTTGTTCTCTATGATTTTCTCATTACGAGCAAGTTTCCAGTTAACACGCATCTTACCAGCGAGGCGATTCTTTTCAGCAACATACTGTTCTCTCGCCATCTTTAAGATGCTATTCTGTTCTGACTTAGTTCTAACTCTAAGACCTTCAAGTATCATCAAACATCTTGAAGAACTGAAATCAAACTTTGGGTCTGCAAGTTTGTTCATAACCAAAGTCTTTACAATATCCTTCTTACTGTTTGATGTCTTGTGCTTCTCATCTTCCTTGTTAGCAAGTTTAGATAAGTAATCTTTCTCAAGTGGAGATAAAGTCTTAGCAATTTCATCAGGCAAGATTGCAACTGGTATGTCAATACAATTCTTTGCTTGTTCTGCAGCGGAAAGTGTGTGATTTCCATTAATTAACTCATTGTCAATAATGAAGATAGGGTCACAATTAGTTGTATTCCCTGCATTTGCTTCAATCAATCCCTTAATCTTACGAATTGTCTCTTTACTCTCTTCCTCTGCTCTACCTTGATACCTAGCAACCTTTACCCAATTTTGAAGGGGTTGGCGTTCTGGAAGGTCAAACTCTCCCTTTCTTCTTCTCTCATCAATGTCGATACACTTTTGAATATCTAATCCTTTGTGTGAGAATGAAGGCGAACCATTACTCTGATTGTAATAGAGTGGATTGTTTCTTGCATTTGCCTCAGAGAGGATTGCGTGTTCAGCGTCTTGCATTTGTTTGTATGTTCCGTATTTGAGTATTTTGTATATTAAAACAGGTTTCTCCCCTGACATTACCTTTCTAAAATCAGGATTCTTTGAACTCTCAAAGTAAGTGTCCTCAGGCAATCCCTTATGAATACCAACATATTTCATTAAGTTCTCAATATTTGTGAACTCATAGAGATACGCTGCTCCACTCCCTTCGAGTGGTATGTATTCTTTAATGGCAGGCGGAAACTGTTTCATAAACATACTCTAATAGAGTTTTTATTATCTGTCAACTCTTTCTTTTTTTCTTAACATTTTCTTCATAAAGAAGTTTCCACATCTTAGGATTTAACTTCTTAATGGTTAGTTCATCAAGTTTCTTTGCTTCCTTTTTCATTCTCAAGAATCTGTAACATTTCTAATGCACCTGACACCTTCAAGAATTCTTCTTTTTTTACTTCAAACGCCTTTGTTAACTCTTGGAGTTCTGCCTGAAGTTCTGTTGCTCTTTTTGTCAACTCTTCTCTGTGACTCATAACTATATGTACACTTAATCTATATATTATACCATAATAAATAGAATTGGCAAGGTATCACTACATTACGAAATGGATTCTAACCAAATAGATATTGACCAACAAGAATATGAGATAGAACAAAATCCCGAACTACAGCATACAGAGGGTAATCCAACTGTAGGGCAAATGATGTGTAAACATGATGTCGTTTACAAGACTTTAGCAACTGTAGGAGATTTTCTGTGCCGTGTGCATTTCTATGATAACGACTATGATGACTCCAGAACTGTTGATGGTATCAAGAGAATCCATATTGTGCCAACCGAATCATTCATAACTGATAGACAGGATATAAACGAATTATTTAATGTAGCAAATCATAGTATATCTGATGGTGTAATATTCGTCAATCCTATCTTTAGAAGAAACGGAACTGCTTTCAATGCTAATAAAGACTTAAAAGATTGTGTAAAATATATGTCAGGTGTGGCAGCACACTATGGAGCATCAAAGGATAAGATAATATCTATTGATATTGAAGATGGTAATAAGGTTTATGAAATGAGTTATGATATTACTTCTGCAAAAACATATTCAGATGTATCAAATAGTGTCTATGAAGATCTTGCTAACGGAACTATTGGTAATGGCAGTCTCCAACTGAGTTATTCTACCATACTAGGCACTGGTCCCGTTAAGATGAGTGACATTATAAACACGTTCGGTGCAGGCAACAACATAGATGCCTACCACAGGGGTCAAGGTGTTGCAGATATAACTCAAAACATTAATATCCCTAAGAGTGGTGCTATAGACTTTAGTGACTTCAGAAATGTAGTGGATTTGGTTACTGCCGAAGTAAATGGAAACTGGCAACATTGTCAAATAAGATATGAAGTATTTGGAAATGCGATTTACACATCTGCTCTACCAAAGAAAATAAACATCAATGGTCAGATAGGTGGTACAACTTCTAACCCTGCAATAAGATTCAACTCTGGTGGGCAGGGAGATATGACACTTGAGATTACTAATACTGGGCATGGATTCCCTGTTAGAAGTTATGCTGCTCCTGGCGGTAGTGGTTCTAGTAACACTGCTACGCCAGGTGGAACTGGAACTAATGCGTATGATACTGTTATAGTTGCTTCTCCCATCAAAGTAGATACTCTTTCACAAAGTCGTATCCGAGGCGGCGGTGGAGGAGGCGGCGGTGGCGGCAAAGGAGGAACAGGTGGTGGCGGCGGTCACAGCGGAGGTTATGTATGTGGCGGTTGGTTCTGCTGGAGTAGTTATAGAGTCTGTTCTAATAATGGAGGAACAGGTGGTGCTGGTGGAAATGGAGGAACAGGCGGGTCAGGTTTTGGATATAGATGGAATGGAAATAACGCTTTTACAGAGTTCTTTAGTAGTGCAGATAGAGGCGGCGGCAGCGGTTCTGGTGGTTCAGGCGGTAATAGTAGAGGAGGCGGAACTGGCGGAACAGGTGGTTCTGGAGGTCAGGGTGCAAACTACTATGGTTCTCCTCAATGGCCAACTGGTGGTCCTGCTGGTGCTGGTGGATATGATGGGCAAACTGGTAATAATGGTGCTGCCGCTCAAGCAGGCTGTGGAGGGTATCCAGGCGGTCAACAAGGAAAATCTGGCGGCGATGGAGGAACAGGGGGAACTGGAAAACCTAACTTTACAATAAGTAGTGGTGGTAGCGTAACTACAATCTAAGTTAATCCATATATTAATTCTGATTTAGTTCCTTCTGAACTAGCAGTAACAATCGTAGCACCATGAACTGCTGTGTCTATTGTTTCCCATGTAGATATTTCATCTATCCATGTCTCTGGAAACCAAGTAAAGGTACTAGCAGATGATGCTATATTTGATACAGAGGTCTCATGTGATGCTCTTCTCTCACCATATGCTTCCAAGTTATCATAAGGTGTAGTTCCTTCTGGGGCATCTTTCTTATAATGAGTTCCCAAGGCATAACCAATATTTTTAACTAAACCTGATTCATTAAACTCCACCACTATCTCTATCAAATTATTATCCTGATCTTCTGCCAAGACCTCTACACAATCAGATAGTCCTTTGATATTGATATATGTCTTTGTATTATTTCTAGTTCCCATGTATTTCAATACATCTTCTGATAAATTCCTATCAGTCTTGAATAATGCTATTCTTATTGTCTTATTAAGTCTGCTTATATCAACAGTATGAATAGCATAATTTTCAATATCTGCATCAAATAGTTCTAACAAACCTTTCAGTGATGATGTATCAGTATTACCTGTCGTTTCTGTAGCAATATTACATAGGGCATCTATTGTAGGAGCAAATAGTGGGGGATCTTCAAAATATAATACCTCATGTGTCATTATATCATTGACAAAATAACAAGACTTCCACTGTAGTAGAGATTGAAATAATACGCTCTCTCCTATGTGTCCATCAAAATATTCATACTGAGTGATGCCTGTAGGTATTTGAAATCTAAATCCGTACTCTGTTGTCTTACTCTCTGATCTATTGATATGTACTCCCTGACTATATGTTGGAGAAAATAGGTCAGGATAAATCTCCATGATGCTTTTTACTGCCTCAACATCAGTCAAACTACACAAATTAGGATACTTCCCAGTATTTGCTATGCTAGTAAGTTTTTCTATGTCAACCATTGATCTCCTTTGTGATAACTGAACCAAACAATTACTGAGTATCTAGTGCCTTTGGTTATTGGTTTTACCTCGTGCATGAATAGATGGTTACTGGGAGAAACGTGCATACAATTGGCATGTTTTTCCACGATATGTTTGTCCCAAAAGCAAAGTTCTCCACCCTCATAGTCATCATTTATATTGAATGACACCGTTGTTGACCCAGCATCGCCGTCCAAATCTACATGTTTAGTTAGATAACCACCTTCGGGATATTTACATAAGTAATATCCTGAGTATTTATCGTAACAGTCTGTTGGTAGATATGGGTGGTAATGTCCATATATCTTGGGCATTATCTTAAGATGTGCCTTATGAATTAAACTATACAATTCTCCATGCTCAGGTTGCACTCTCATTGTTGATCTCCAACCCTTGATCCCATAGTAAGGATCATGCGAAGGCGTTTCTGGATCAGGAAATTTTAATTCTCTGCATAGTTCGAGCAATCTTCTATGATCGACT